ATCTACAAATACCGCACCGCTTAATCTTATGGCTGACTCAACCGTAGACTCTTCACAATACCTAGGCGAAATGGGCGGGGCGCTTCGTGCCCAAGCCAAAATCCTTCCGCTTCAAGCAGAACAGGAGAAACTCCTTGCTGCTCAACTTCAGCAGACCCAACTAGGTGGCTACGGTCAGTATGTTACCGGCCTTCTTGGTTCGTATCAAAACCTCAATCAACAGACTCAGCAGTTCCAATCTCAGTATGCTGGACAGCAACTTGGTATGCTTGGCAGTCTTGGTGCTGGTGCTACAGGTGCTGCTATTGGTTCTCTCGACGCTACAACCCGTGGCATCTACAGTACCTTCGGTAACCAGGCTCTGTCCGATCTACAGATGGGCAGTTCCCTTAACCAACAGGAAACGGAACAGGCTCAACAGGCAGCCCGTGCAGCTGCCCAATCTCGTGGTCTTCAGTTCAGCCGTCAAGGTGGCGACCTGGAGATTCTGAATACCTACAGTATGGGTCAGAAGCGTCTCAAAGAACGCCAGGCTACAGCCCTGCAAGCCTATGGTCTAGGTCAACAGCAACAGGCTTATGGCGCTCAGACCTATCTAACACCGGCCTACAACGCATCTCAGCCGTTTGGTCTTGCTGGGATGTATGGACAAGGGATGGCTGGCTACGGCAATTTGGGTCAAGGCTTCCTTAACCCGGAGTCTCAGTACCTTGCCAATATCCGCGCTAACCGTATCCAGCAGGAGAATGCTGATGCGGCTGCTTCCGCACAAAAGTCCGCTGGTCTTGCTAGTGGCCTTGGTGCTATCGCTGGTGCTTTAATCACCAAGTGCTGGGTAGCCCGTGAGGTCTACGGATCGGATAACGCCAAGTGGGTGTTCTTCCGTGACTGGCTTGAGTCCGACGCACCGTCCTGGCTTGACCAACTCTACGAACAAGAGGGCGAGCGTTTCGCTAAGTTCATCTCTGACAAGCCTCTTCTCAAGAACATCGTCCGCAAGGCTATGGACTTGGTCGTAGGCTAACCAACTTATATGGCATCCCCTTTCCAGAAATATCAAGGCGAACAAGTACAGCAAATCCCGGCTGGCTATGTTGAGGCTATGGGTTCGATGGGTAAGGCTTATGCCTCCATCGGTCAGTCTATTGCTGGTGGCATCCAAGAGGCTGATAAGAAGGCTACCGAAGAAGCCAAGATGCAAGGTGCGTTAGCCCCTTATATTAAGAACGACAAACGAGTCCAAACCGTTGAAGGGATGATTCGTGGTGGAACGCTTGTAAAGAAAGATGACGGTACTGTTGAAGTTAATCCGATCTATGAAGGCGTTTGGGATGGGGCTAAGGCAAAGCCCATTATGGATTTCTACAACCAGACAGGTGGCGACGGCTCTAAGTTGACTGGTAAGGATTTAACTAAGTTTGCTACTGAGTTTGAGTCTCAACAGAAGTATGACGCAGCACAGTCAGCCAAAGCAGACAAGGAAGTTGAGCGCCAAAAGACGCTTGCTGAAATTGAAAAGTTAAAGGCTGATGCAGCGGAGAAGATGGCTGGTACGGCTGCTAATGCTGTTGTCGCTGGATACGCTTCTGGAACTCCGTTTGCTCCTCAACCGACTGCTCCTCTGGGCTATACGCCACAAGCACAACCTGGTCAACCAACTCCAGGTCAAGTGCTTCCTGCGAACTCCACTGGTGGAATCAATCTAAGTGATATCAAGACATCTCCCGGTTTTGATGTAAACCGATACAACGCTGGAATGAAGTTGTCTGGCGATCTGAATGCAGCTCCTGTAGCGCCTCCTGCTCCTGCTCCAAACCTTGCTCCTCCTGCCCAGTCCCGTGGTCTTCCATCACCTAGCATAAACATTTCAGAGGTTGTTGCTACTACTGAAGCACTTCGTGTTGAGTATTTTACGCAGTATGAAAAGGACTCAAACTCCCTTAAGGCAGAACAGGCGGCTGCTATGATTGCTCTTGGGAGAACTGGCGGGGCTACTCCAGAACGCATTAAGTCATTAAACGAAACTTTTAAGGTTCGTAAGGATAACCTTGATAAGTCGTATGCTGAACGCACAGTATTAATTGATTCCCGTGTTAAGGCTGCTGCTACTATTACAGCCGAAGCACGAGAAGTGCAAGCCGACAAGTTCAAGGCAACTGCGGAAAAACGTGCAGAAGACACAGCCAAGATTGCTAAAGAACGTGCAGAGGCTGATAAGAAGGAAGACCAGCGTAAGGTTGAGGCGTTTGAGATGACCAAGGAAGAGTTTAATATTAAATGGGGTGTGCCTGTTAAGGCCGGTGCAGCTGGCGCTCCTGCCACAACCGCAACACCTGCCACAACCGCAACACCTGGCAAGAAGCCAACGGCAGCTGAAACACCTGGCACGTTTGCTAACTTCCAATTCGTTACGGTTGAAGGTGCTGGAAATATTACAGGTCGTACGGGTGGCACTGAGTCCGAGAAGGCTAAGGAAGAACGCTATGGTGTCTTCCAGAAGCGTAAGCAGGACTACCCGGCAAGATGGGGTATTGGTGTGTACCACACTGGCGCTAAGGAGTTTCAACTTGATTTAAACTACCGTCCTACCGCTACACCTATCGACCCAGGCTCTCGTTCCAAAATCAACGATACCCTTGAGGGCTATTCTGAGGCACAGACCTTCTTGCAGGAACTTGATAACGTAGTTAACAGCACGGACGATAATGCTATCACTAACTACCTTAACCGATCTCTGTGGACTGCATCTGAATCAGCCAAGAAGACTGTCATCACTGGTGATATGATGAACCAGTTCGGTGTCGCTGCGTTCCGTCGCGCCATCGTTTCTGGTGGTAACTTCTCCGACGCTGACCGAGAATATGTCGCAAAGTTAATCACGGATATTAACTCTGCTCACATCAAGAAAGACAAGCCTTTGCTCAAAGCCCAGACAGCTGCTCTTGCTGGATTTATTGACCAAAAGTATCGCTCTACGCTCGCTGCAAATGATATGACATTTGATATCGAGACATCTAAGAAGTTCTTAACCCGTGAGGGTGACACAGCCGGCCTTGAACAACTTAAGAAAGCCGAACAGTATACCAAGGCGTTCAATGTTGATACCAAGAACAACACTAAACCAGAATACGATAACACTGGACTTCCGTCTAAACTAGACGAAATTGCTGCTGGCTTTGAAGCCTCTGGTACGGCTGAAGGTATTAAACAAGCAAAGGTTTACCGTAAAGCTGCGGCTGATAAACGTAAGGAATATGAAACCGCTGCTGAACAAGCAAAGGCTAACGTAGAACGCACCAAAACTAGATAATGGCTGACCCACTACTCCCTCCTGCTACTGGTGCTACCGTACCACCAGCGCCACCCCAGCGTACATCCCCAGCAACTCCTGCACCTGGAGAAACTGTAACTCCTGGATATGACCCCACAGGTGCTTCACCCCCGGCAGCACCGACAGACAACTTATTTGCCAAGCCTTGGTTGTACAGGGATGAAAATGGCAACTGGCTTGGTAAGGGTTCTGAGAAGGCAGAGAACATTCCCGGAAGCCCAGAGTATGAAGTAACCAAGACTGAGCGTGACCGTGATATCAACTCTTGGGTCTGGGATCGAGCAAGGGACGTGGGTCTGTATAATACAGATGCGTCTATGGCTATCTTTGGCATCCCTGCCGGAAGGTTGTCCGCAGAGTCTACGGAACGCGCCAAGCAAGTAGAAGATGCTGCTTGGGGTATCCTTAAGATTAAGCGTCCAGAAGCAGAACATAACGCACAAGTTGTAGCAGCAAAGTTAGTGCCACTTGCAAAGGCGTTTATGGATGCAGATACTCTTAAGGGCATCCGTTATCCTACTGCATACGGGATGGACGATAAGCAGTTAATTGAGTTCGTCACAAACCCAAGCAATGGTATTCCAGCTGCTATTGGCGTTGAGGTTATGTCTGAAATCGGCAATCCTGGATACCGTGAGCAGAAGGAACTGCTTGGTACTGGATTGTTATTTAACATCCGTAAGGCTCTTGCTCCTGTAGATCACCAGTTGGTTGTCGGTAAAGAGGTCTACGACGCTGGGCCAGATTACTTCAAGAGCCTAACGCAGTCTGACAAGCGTGATGCGTTTCGTGCGCTTGGACGATTCAAGGCTTCTCAAAAGACTAACCTTACTGGAGATGCTTTTAAGGCCGGTGCTTTGTTTGTGCAGGACGGGTTTGAGGCTCTTGCTGGATTTGGCGATGCCGTTAACCCCTTTAGCCGTGCTGACGAATATCTCTCTCAGCGTTACCGGGATGACCCTACATTGCGTAGCAAGGCACAACAGGTCATTACACGTGCGTCGCTGGTTACCCGTGACAAGATTAACACTCTTCGTAAAATTAACCAGACTGGTAATGCCGAATCTTTTACATATACGCTTGATAGTTACACGAACAGCACTCTTCCAGAAAACCAAGAGTTCTTATCTGCCGTTGCCGAGTTAACTGCACTCCGTGAGGATGGGGCTTTCGCTCCAGGTAAGCCATTTGAGAAGTTGGCTTCGTTTGGTTCTGGTGTTCTTAACTCGATGCGAGCCTTCAAGCACTTCACATCGGACTCTACAGACCCCAATTCGTACCTATTTATAAACGAGTTCATTGGAGACAAACAGCCCCAGAAGTCTGCCGTAGGTGGGATTGTGTCTGCTGCTAAAGCAATTCCAGCTGCATTTGATAGCACCTATTGGAACGACGCTTCCCCGGAAGACCTGGACTTAGCAATTAAAGTTTGGTCTGAGAACTACAAGAACGTCAACGGCGCTCACGACAATGTTCTTACTGAGGCATACAAGGCTCTTGGAATGCCCAACCACGCCTGGGTAGCCCGCACTGCATTTGGTGACCAACGCCTAGAGGAACAGGCTGCTATGATTTTCGATCCAATCACAATTGGAACAGGTCTTGGTGGCATCATTGCCAAGGCAGCTAAACTTACAGGCAAGGTCGCTAATGTCGCTGAAATCACAGCAAGAGGTCAAGTGCTGGCTGCTGAAGGCAAATCTATCCTTACCGAACTAAAGGCACTTAATAAAACCTTCCCTCAACCCGCCATTGAAAAGGTCATTGACGATGTATATCGCAAGACTGGTCGCACACTAACAACTGAAGAGGCTATGGTCATTGCCGTAGCCGGGACAGGTGAAGACATTCTTACGGCTGAAGGCAAGATTGCCGCTGCTGAAATCAAGGGTGTAGTACAGGGCGCTGAAATCCCTGCCGACTTAGCCAAGCGTATTGTTCAGTTAAACGCTGATGCGGTTAAGTATGCCAACGAAGGAAAGAAAGCAGTCCCAGGCACTACCGGCCCTAAGCGTTTTATCACTGGCTCTCTGGGTTACGCTGCTGGTCAAATCATCGAAACTATCCCCGGTAAAGGTCTTCGCAAGTTAGGCGAGTTTATGGGTGGTGGTGGCGCTGAACGATCTCTTGGGAAATGGGGTCTTAATCACTTGCTCAATATGCAGCCGAAGAATATGATGCGTGGAGGTGCTGTTGTCGTTGCTGGGGCTAGTTGGGCTACAATCGATGTAGTCAATGGCAAGGATTGGTACAACGGTGCTGGTCTGGCTTTGTTTGGTGGTACTGTATTATCTCGACCTGGCATCCTAACCGCTGTTGGTGGATCGATTGAGACATACGGTAAAGTTCAGAAGCGTGTGTCTAAGGCTGCATTGTTTGGTGAGCGTGTAAGCGGGTCGCCTATTATGGCTGCTCTTAACGCTGCCCGTACAGACCTTGGCAAGACTGCCGATGTCGCTGCCCGCGCCGGAATTGAATCCGAGATGGGTATGCTTCAGCGGATGGTTGATATGGGTGCTGACGTTGCCTTGCAGAATGGCTTCCACGTTGCCGTAGACCAAATCGCCCACGGTGGCACTGTCGGAATGTCTATGGCTTGGGCTAATGACAAAGCAGCTGCCGGGTCTGGCTTCGGTATTGGCGCTGCTGCATCCGTTGGTATCGCTGGGCTTGGTCGTGTCACTGAAGTCGCTAATCGCTTCGGCCCACAAAACGCTCTCCGTAGTAAAGAGGTAATTGCCAATGTCTCTGGTATCATCAACGAGATTCCAGCAGAACAGGCGGCACGTATCCGTGACTGGCTCAACTCCTCTACTGACTTCAATGACTTTATGCGTCGTGCGGATTCGTTCCGTCGAGCATACGACGCTACTGGTGGTAAGGTTGTAGCCAGTACCGCAGCGGAGATGGCTGTAGCAAACAGGACTGTTAACTTAGCGCCGAAGGAAGTAGCCCGTATCCGTGCAGAGGCTCAAACACTTTATCCTGGCGATCCCACGTCAGCCGCCCTTCACGCAGAGAAGTCTATTGCTGAACTAGAAGGTCGTGGTAAGGATGTTGCTACCCGTGATGAACTTCAGACCCGGCTCAATTCGTCCACCCGTAGGGCTGATGCTACTATCGGTGAGATTCAGAAACTGACTGAACAGATTAACGCTGAGAAGGCTATCTTGGCTAAGGCCGGTAAGACTGATTCCGTTGTACTTCAGAAACTCAACAACGCACTCAACAACGAGAACGTAAAGTTGAACGTCTACACGGCAGAAAATATGCAACTGACGGCAGAGTATTCAGAGGCTGCTCGTCGTGTTAATTCTCCTACGACATTCCGTAAGGGTGAGACTCGTACTAATGCGGCTGGCAATCCTATCACGATGGTTCGTGAAGGTATGTACATTGAGTCCGGCCCACAGGGTGGCACGATGCACTTTGATATCAGCAAGGCAGATGCGTTCACCGTAAACCACGAAGCCTGGGAAGCCCTGCTCGCCCACAATGCAGTTAGGGCTATTATGCCACAGTTGACGAAGGCTCTATGGAATAAGCCGTCTGAGGGTGGGCGCTTGTCTCCGGCAGCTCGTACTGCATTCTTTGATTCCTATTCTGCAAGTCTTTCGCTTGAAGAAGGAAAGCGTTTCCGTGATGAAATCGCCATTGCTCAGAAGGAGTTTGAGTCTACGGGCAACGGCTATAAACTTGAACGCTTTACCCGTGAGGCGATGGCTTGGTGGATGGCTACAATTGACTCTACGAAGCCTATTGGTTATGGTGGCGTAGGCAAGGCTAAGGGTCTTACCAATGTTCGTGGTGACGGTGTCTTCGATTCAATGCGTCGGATTATGGTTGGTGAACGTAGTATGTATGATGTCCTTTCAACGGACAATCTTCGTCTTGAGTTCGCTTCGATGTTCGACCCGCAGATTGGCATCTTCCCGCGCCAGTATACGGCTTCAATGGTTCAGTCCCTGCGTGAATCCGGGATGCGTTTCATCAAGCAGTCCGATGGTACTGTACGTGGTTTCTGGCTGAATAACCGTGGGGAGATTATGCGTGACCCCGTAGTCAATAGCCTGTATGATGCAGTCTATCGAATGACCAATGGGGAAGGTGGTAATAGATTCTCAGAGATGAATGTCTCTGACCTTACCCAAACTCAACAGGCTGAACTGTTTAATGCTACAGGCTTATCTTGGCTCGTAGACCCTGCCACTAACACACCGATCCCAGGTATTGCTCCTCCTGCTCCACAGGGGAAGCCTACTGCTCCTACAGGGACTCCCCCAGCTGCACCTACTGGCGCTACATACAATGGTCAGCCAGTACAGCCTGGCGTTAACCCACCGCCTCCTGCTGCTCCTACGCCTACTCGTCCTACGCCTACCCCGGCAAGCACGACTCCTGCTGGCACTCCAATCCCGCCTCCTCCACCCCCTACGGCAGCCCCAGCGACTCCGACTTATCAGCCTGTAGCGGGTACTACTCCTGCCTCTGGGACTCCATCAACCCCACAGCCGTCTGCTCCACAGCCTGTTAATCCATCTTCGATGCCTCACGTAAGCGTCGTCGTTAATGGACACGCCCAGGTGGTTATGGATGCACTTACGAATATCCCTCAAGCCCAGCGTGGTTTGACGTTCTCTACGGATACTGCCGGCCCAAGGGGTGGCTTGAAGTCTGTTATCTGGGGTAAACCAACGGCAGCTGAAATCAACGCCATCGCTCAAGCCCAAGGGCTTCCAGATACCGTCCGCAATAATATGCTGATGATGGCACAGGTTATGGCGCAAAACGGAGAGCGTCCAATTCTTACTGGTCGCTACGTCAATATCTTCTCCAACAACCCGCTGGCTACAAGCGATGTAAGAAACTTAGTAGGCAAGGACGGCTTCAGTTATGTTTCAGATCGTACATTCGTTCCTCTGTACTTTGAATCTGTGCTTCAGTACTTTGATGCGTCTAACCCGGACAAGGTAATTTCTGAAGGTCAGTTCAATAAGTTATCCGATTCCGAGAAGGGCAAATATAACGAGCGTCGCAACTTGACGGCAAAGGTCTTTAATATTGATGCGTTCCAAGAGAACAAGAACATCATCTTTACTGATGGCGTTCGTGAATACGCTAAAGATGGTTCTTTCACTTACCTTAAGGATGTAAATGGGCGCGAACTTACGCCTACCTATATCAGTGAAATCTTCCGCACCGACACGGAGTTCTTTACTTTAGCAAATGACTGGCTTCAGCACTACAATAGTGGTGGGCCGATTGACCCTACTGGCATTGCAAACCCGGTTGGTGCTATCGTAGAACCTTCCGCAATTCGTCTTGGTAATGGTGACCGCGCCCTGGGTGAATCTCGTCTGACAATCCTACGAGCTGCCTATGGGATGACAGTTCGCAATGGTCGTACTGTAGTCAACCCAACTACATTTACTACCCAAGCAATTCGTGGTCGTGCGTTCCCGTTCGAGAATCTGTCTATCTCTACGATGGCTGAACTTGTTGATACTGGTGGTAGATCGTTGATGTCGCAGGAAGCCACTACCCGTGGGCAGTTCAATATGGCGCCTGGTGCTTGGGAACTGCGTAGCAATGAATTCATTGCCGGCCTTCGCGCCAAGTTCCAAAAGGTTAACCCTAGCGCAAACCTTACTGCTACATACACACACCCCAACATCCCCAATACATATATTCACGAGTTCAATGGACGCTCGTATGATATCTATGTAGAAGGAGAAAACATCCCTAACAACGCACGAACCATTGATGAAGCAAAGAAGGCAGCACAGGCTGCTGTTATTGATGCTCAGAATATGGCTGATGCCCGTGCCTATGCCGAGAAGGTAATCAAGGCTGAGGCTGCCCGTGAAGCCCGTGAGATTGCCCTCAATAACGCAACGGCAGAAGCAGCCCGCAAGAAGGTCGAGAAAGAACGTACCAGTGCCGAAGCTGCATTGCTGAAGGAGACACAGGCTCAACAGGCTGATTGGCTTAAGATGTCCAAGATTCAAGCAGAGGCTGATGCACGGGCTACCGCAGTACACGAAAAAGAGAAGGCTCGCATTGATAAGGAGAAGGCAAAGTATGAAGCCGCCTTCCAGAAGTTGCTCGATAAAGAAGCAAAGAACCAGGCTCGCCTTGACAAGCAGAACCAAGCCGCTGAACAGAAACGCATTGATGCTGAGAAAAAGCAGTTAGAAAACGAACAGGCTCGTCTCCTTAAGGAATCCGAACAGAACGATGCAGCCGCAGAGAAACTTAAGTTTGAGCAAGAGAAGCGTGAAACTGATGCCAAGTTGCAGTCTGAACAACTCCGTCAAGATATTGAGGCTCGCTCCAAGCAAAGAGTACAGGAAGACTCCGATGCCCTTGCAGCCGCTTTACGATCTAACAGCACTGAACTGGATGTCGGAGAAATCCTTCGTAGTAGCCTAAAGGTTGACCCTGCTGGTCTTACTGTAGCCGGAGAGAACCGACTGGTTGTCCGTCGCATTATTAATCAGAAGCCTATCGTCACCCAGACGCTTACGACCCGCCAGCAGACCGGCCCTGCCGTTACACAGACCCAAGGTAATATCCTTGCAGCCCGTGCGCTTGGTTCTCCAGAGGCTGGAGCTGCTGCACCTCAAATCAACAAGTACCTAGACCAAGGGATGGTTGCTGGACAGGAAGTGATGCGAGCCATCAACGATGTCTGGAAGACCGAACTGGGCAATCAACTCCACGCTGTCTACCAAGGTCTTGATTCCCGTGGTAAGCCTAGATACCAGTACCACCTATATGGTGTCAGCGGACAGGAACTGTATCGCACCAGCGATGCCAAGGCTGTGTACGAGAACCTACTCCTCCAGGAACAGCGTCTGCGTGGCTTGACCACCAAGTCTGTACCTAAAACCGAGGAGGATAAAAACAAAGTTCAAAAGGAAGTTCTTCGACAGACTGTCAGCCCGACTTACTTGCAAAGCCAGAAGACAACCATCCAGCGCCAAGCCGACTCTGAGGCTGCTAACCGCTACCGCAACAGATGAAGTACCTGTTCTGCATTGTGTTCCTGGCTTCCTGTGTAACCACGGAGAAGCCTCCGGCATCGGCTACCGATCCAGCCAATGTTAGTAAACTGGGTGACAAGATTGATACCACTGAGGCGCGGGCGGCTGCTGCCGTTACCGTAGCGGTGGAACGGGCTGACCAGCCAGAGGTGGTAAAGGCTGAAGGTAAGGTGGCTCTAGCCTATCTTCCTGCCCCGTCTGAGGCTGACATCGCCTTTGCCCGTGAACGGGCTTCCAATGGCGATCCAGAGGCTTACAAGACGCAGATTGCCTATGCCAAGGGTCTACAGGCAGAAGTAAACAAGATGTGGGAAAAGATGGAGTCTGACAATCTACGCAATCTTGCGTATATTAAGGCTCTCAATCTACGCAACGAGCAGCTTGCCAAAGAAGTTGAGAAGGTCAAGACCGACGCTGACCGTAACTTCTGGACGATGCTTGCCGGGGGGATGTTTGTCCTTGGGGCTGTAGTCTGTGCCTTCCTATCCTGGAAGACGGGCGCTACCCTTATCTTCCTATCTACCGTGGCTGGGTCTATTCCAGTCATCCAAGGTTCTGCCTATTTTCTACCTATCGTCCTCACAGCCATTGGTATTGCCCTGTCCTTCGGACTCTGGGTTCTGTGGGACAAAGCACGAGACAAAGTAAATGAGTCCCCCTCCCCCTCCAGCCCCGACTAATCCAGAAGACTATCAAGCCATCGTCAAGGACTCGCTTATTGCAAGCGTCCTAGGTGCTGGCGGGATGGTTGCACGTATGCTCCTCAGTACCGAACCGTTGACCTTTGGCTGGATCGCCAGGCGGTTGATTGCTGCTTCTCTGATTGGGATATTCGCAGGGTTCGCCTTGCAGGAATATGTAACATCTTTGGTGATGCGTTTCGCTTGTATCGGTCTTGCCGGGGCAGCTGCCAATGAGATTATGGAAGGCGCTATCAAGTGGTTGAAGGGCCGGATTAACAAGGAAACCCAAGGCGTAACCAAAGGAAAACCCAATGGAAAAACCAAGCGAGCAAAGCGTAAACGCTGAACGTAACCTAATCTGGTCAGTAGGAATCATCCTATTCCTGTCGTGCGTTTGTGCCTTGTATACTGCCTACATTATCCAGATGACCTTGGACAGCCTGGGGTCATCCAAGACAATGGCGTTGATTATTGTCGATGGCGGTAAGTCCTTTAAGTCCGACGATGCCACCCTTGAACACGATCTGAACAGCGCCACCTTTGCTCTTCGTATTGCCGTTGAAATTGCTTATGCAATGGTGGTGTCCTCGTTGATTATGTCTGTCGGTTTGATTGTGCGGCTTGTGAAGAAGGAGTGAACAAAGTTATCATCGGTATAGATTGACGGATAAAAAAAGACGACACATAGTATGTCATCTTGAACGGGCGGGTGGGTGTTGATGTTGTGCGTGGCTCATATAAGGACGCTCCTCAAGATAGACCACCCTGTAGCCCACCAGCAGGAATGGTCGCCTATTTCAAACCAAGCATCCGACTAACAATAGGGTCGAAGGAGTAATACGGAATTCTGTAGATACATCTCGTCTTGTAGCGTTTCAAAACACGAACCTTACATATGCCCTCCTTAACCATCTTACGCGCCAATGTGGTGAACTGCTTCTTACTGCACTTCATCATCTTTATACATTCATCCCTGCTGTAGAACCCGGCAGGAACATCCTCTTCGTCGGAGTTACGGTTAACGTACTCCCGTAGAGCCTCAATTACGCTTTGTGTCTTTGCCATAGTCTTTGAGGAATGAGCGACATTGACCGTTGTTCTTAACGTCTGGCTTGAGCCACGCTTGCCATAGATCGTCTGCCGGGGCTGTGTACCGTAGGCAGTTGTCCTTGTTCGGACACATCACTTCTTTGATGAAGCCGTCACACTTGGAGATATCACTCATCGTTCTGGATGTCAAAGGTGTCGTTCTTAATGATGGCAAACTGGTGAGTAAGCATATGACGAATCATACCGTCCTTCTCCAGGACTACGGCAAAGATGTCATTGCAATACAACCCAGATGGCTGGACATACAGGAGATACCCATAGCCCAGCGGGGTCTTCACCGGGATGGGTTTATTAAACTCGTGAATCATCTTTGTAGTAGTTGATTTCAATGAAGAACTTGTCACGCATTTCTCGTGCCTTCTCCAGATCGGAACACAGTCTCTTGTTAATCCGCACACCATTCTGAGTGTACTTCACATACCAGATGCCAGTCCCGTGGGGGTTGCACAGGTTGCGATTGGGATTATCCCGTGCGCTTGTTCGTGGCATCAAGTCATAGGAAGGCTCAGAGAAGCCGGCCTTGAGTACCTCACGAAGCCTGTCCAGGTTCATACCTAGGGACTTGGCGCGTTCTTCTAGTTCGTCTGGTTCGCTCATTTGTGGAGTTCTTTGTTGGGGAAGTACCAGCCGTCACCGAAGCGGTGGGCTTGCTTGCCGATGTAGTTATCTCCATCAACCTTGAAGTACATAAACCCGTTCTGCCAGCGTAGGCTGCCCGGCATCCGAAACGCATAGTCAGTATCCTCCTGTCGTCCGGCCCAGCCACAGAGCCAAGCTGCACCGCCATCAAAGGCTTCGATGTTTAACTGCTCAAGGCGATGTAGGTGACCCATACAGAAGCCACCGCCAGGCACACCGAAGATGCGAGCGTCCTTGAGCAAGGCATTCTGACCGTGGGAGAAGCCGTGGATGAAAGTGAGAGGGCCGATACGCACACGACCCTTCTTCACGCTATAGGGCTTGATGACCTTGCAGCCGACATCACGAAGCGTCCGCATCATAAGGTCTTGGAGTTTCTGCATATCGTCCTTGTCCTTGATAGAGTCCGTGCTGTGGATGATTTGCCGGATTCTGTCGTCGTGGTTTCCGAATAGGAAATGGGTAGGCTTGTATCGCTTAATCCAATTGATGCCTGCCTGGAGATCGTCCTCAAGCCCTTGCTTGGCTTCAGAGGATGACTTGTCTACCCCGCGCCTAGCCCATCGGAAGTCCCAGTTGTCCCCTAGGTGAACCCGGTACTTGGGCTTCACGGTGGAGACGAACTCCATAATGGCATCGAGCGTATCCTCGCAAGCAAGGTCACCGTGGTTGTCGCCCATAGCGACGATGTCGTATTGTTCACTCATTTTGTTTTTCGGGTATAGGAGATGCCAAGTTTGCAGACCTTGTTTACAGATCGTACAGAATTGTAACTGAATCCGTGCTTCCTTGCAATCTGAGCCATTGTTAATCCAGACTGGGATTCGTAGATAACCATCAGTTTGACGTGTCCATATAAGGCACGGTTGTTGTGTCGCTTGAAGACAAGTCCAGATCGTTTAGCGCCACCATAGGCAGAGGCATAGGTGATGCCGTAGTGTTTAGCTGCCTCCAGGAGAGTCATCCCTTTGGCGTGGGCTTCGTGGATTGCTTCCTTGGTCTTACCATAGCCAAGGGTATTTGTGCCGGAGGAACTCACGACTGCTTGCCCTCCTTGGCGGCGAGCCAATCCTTTGCAATACTCACATAAGGTGGATACGGCATATTAGCAGAGGCTTTTTTTAGCATCAAATCCCCTGCCCGTTTAAGGCTTTCGACCTCGGCCTTGAGGCGGGCGTAGTCCTCGTATTCGACATACTTGCCGTCTTTGTCTTCAATCATACCAGCGTCTGGATAGCAGTATCTCGCACCAGTCACATCGGTAAACGACTTGGAGTAGAACTTGATGAAGTGATGGTATCGCTTTGGTTCGCTCATTGGTTGTCTGGGTTGATTTCGTCGAAGGTGGTCTTGCCTTCAAGTTCCTTAAGTTTGAGTTGAGCCGCAGGGGAGTGCATCACGGCCTTGGTCAGCCGCTCGACCTGTTCCTTGAGGTCTATCTTCTCATCGAGGATTTGCCTAGCCGTCAAAGCGATGTTCTGAAGTTCGTGCTGTTGCTCAAGATACTTCGTGTTGAGTTCGTCATACATTTCTTCCGTCACAATCAGCCGCACTCCGCCAAGGCGTTCAGTCAGCCGCTCGACCTGTCCGCAGAGCATAGCAGACTTTTCAATTTCCTCGTCTAGTTTCTGGTCAAGGTAATCACAGTTATTATCAAGGCGTTGCTTCTCCGTCAGCAACCATTGGTAGTCACGCCATTCAACATACTGTCCTTCCTCGTGCGATTGCATCACATCACCGCCTAGCGTCTGCTGGGCTTGGATGCTGGCTACATTGTAGCGTGGTGGCTTGTTTAGGTTTCTCACGACTGCTTGTCCTCTAAAAAGTCGACCGTGTTCTGCAGGCTTTCGTTGTCCTGCTGAAGCCCGTGGATTTTGCGGTCGGCCTCGAGCAGTTGCTCTTTAAGGCTCTTAACCAGAAGGCAGTCGACGCGCTCGTGGGAACGGATCACTGCCTCGAGGCAACGGACCTCAGCCGTGAGGGTTTCGACCTCAGCCTTGAGGCGGGCGTTCTCAAGGGCGTGGTCACGGCACTCATTGCCTAGACGGATTAAGTTAGTAGCAAAATCTTGGATGATTCTATCTTTGTTTTCTTCGCTCATTTGTTGCTTCCTTCTATGAAACGAAGAGGCGTAGGCAGTTGATAGCGTTCGCAGTAATAGTACAGACCGCGCCGGGTCGTGCCAGCCATACGGCAAGCCTCACTTACTCCGTGCTTCTTAGCCAACTCATAGGCTACCCGTGTACGCAAGCCGTGCCTGGCGTTCTGATGCTTGCCATTAACCACAAGTTGCTTGGCTTGCTCAACCATACCATCTGCCTTCCACACCAGAGGAAGTTTATTATCTATGGCGTAGGTGCGGATGCTGGAGATAGCCACACCCCAAGACTGGGATGCAGCTCGCAGGGTGCAGTTGCTTCTGATGAGCATCTCGTAAGCGCACTGAATCTTCTTAGCCCGTGAGCGTGGCTTCGGCACTGCCACGACAGGCTTTGCGTACTGAGTCATTAACTCCCGTACACGATCTGGAGAAAGCAACTTGCTCACTTGTTGATACGCAAAGCGTAGTTAAGGATTTCCATAATGTCGTCATCAGAGAGGTCGGGACTTACCCGAACCTCCTGCGTGACAATGAACTCGGTCTTGGACTTAGACCCAGTCATTTCGTCGAGGGTTACCCACTCGTCTTCGTCGATGTGCGTGTTTTCCATATTAGAATGGTACGTCGTCGGGTGGGTTATCCGTGAGCAACTCGTCGATGGTAGCACCAGGCATACCGGGCATCGGCTTGTAGGCTTCAGCGGACTGGTCAAGGGAGTCACGGAATGACTTGTCCTTAGCAGAAATCTTACCGTTGTAAGGCTTCGGCTGGTAGTTCTCGCGCCACCACTTAAGGGATGCCGGAGGCAGCTGACCAAGGGTCTGACCCTTCTGCTTGCCAAACGGGATGACCACTGTACGCCACGTGCCATCAGACTCCACAGGAGCAGGAGCAGGGGCTTGGGCTACAGGGGCTTGATACGAACGAGCAGGGGACTCAAAGGACTGAACAGGAGCAGGGGATGCACTGCCATCACCACCGGCCCAAGCAGGGAGGGATGGAGGATTCCAGCGGAAGCGAGTACCGTTCTTAGTCTTGCCGTCATACTTGCCATCGTTGGCAATGATAGCCCACGCTTCGGGTAGATCGTATAGGTAGCGCCCGATGCCCAGGTTCACCACGGCTCGCTTCATTGCACCAGAGGCAGCAGACTTAAACGGGTCGATGTCACCGCTGGCTTCTACAGCACAGCTGCCAGCCACGCTACGGCTATTGAAGACACGAGTCTCACCTTCCAGTAGGTTAAGGTCGATGGTGATGGTCACGGTGCAGACGGCTTGTGTGCCGATCTGGATGAACTTCTCTTCGTGCGACCAGCAAGTGCCGAACACTTCGTCCAAGCGTTCCATAGCAGCACGGTTGTCGATGTAGCACAGGCACTTTGCCCAGATGCTACCGTCTTGTTTGTCCCCGGAGGACTGGAGTCGCCACTCAATGCGTTCAGCAGAGAAGGGGGCGCGGAGTTGCTTGAGCATTTCTGTCTGTTTTTCGGTAATCATAGGATTAGATATCGTCGGTTTGGTTATTGTATTGGGTTAAAGGGATTTCTTTACTGTAAGACTTCCACACATCGAAAGATGCTTCTTGGGAACGCCAAGCTGCGTTGAACGCATCAAGCACATCTGGGTGGAGGTCACGTCCGTGATGCATATTAAACTCACGGAGGCTGTGGAAGACCTTCTCCATCTTGTCAGACAGATAGGCAATCTGGGTTTCTTGTTCGTTTGATAACACTTCGGCACGATCTACTTGTGCATTGGTGATGCGTAGTAAAGACCGAATGTCTTTTATGGGGTTGCTCATTGTGGTGGGTAGGGAAAGTTACTGGGCTAGGATACCCTTGGCTCGCAGGAGGATTGCCCTGCGTTTGCCGGAGGTTACGTTCTCGTTGAAGTAGAAAACCTTGGCTTGGTTGTAGCCCATATTGTAAGCCATATACAACTTCATAGGAGTAGGCTTAATCTTGTTACGAATCATACGCTCCTCGTGCATCTTAAGGATGAGTTCAGCTGCGTGATGCGACATCGTGTAGTCGTGAGCATACGTCTTCCAGTTGGATGATAGGAGTGGATCGTGAGGGCCGGCAGTCACCCGATTGTAGGCAACAGCATCAGCCCAAGCCGCCTCTGAAATCTGGAACGCGCCAAGGCTACGACCATCGTCACCGACAGCGTTCTCGTTTAAGTTAGACTCAATGATACCGACCTTGTGGACGAGGTCAGAAGTAACAAGAGATTTGGCTTCGCAGGAGGCAACAGCCAGGAGCAGTGATAGCAGACGATTCATAAGGATGTGCATTGTATGTGGACTAAATGTTCATTGGTCAATATCTTTTCTTTAAATCTTTTAGGTACTCATTTAACGCTTGTTCACGGGCTGCACGGATGTGCTTACAGACCCGTTGCTCCTCTGGCTTATCCCACAGGCGGCGACTCCAATGTTCACAGGTGCAGTTGTTCGTAAGAATGTTAGTCGTGTAGTATGCCTGGCTGGTCTGGCTCTTAACCTTCCACAGCGTCAGCGGATACCGGCAGTCCAGTGCCTCAAGAGTGAACTGGGTGGTAGTATTCACGGAGTCGGCGCAGGAAGGCTTCACCTGTTTCCTTGTTGTTGAATCTGTCGAGGAGGGTAGTTCCATTGTAGTTGGTTGTGATGATTGTGGGTCGGAGATTGCTGGTGCGTTCGTCTAGGATAGCGAACAGGTCTGCCTCAAGTCTGGGAGTCAGTCGTTCCTTCCCTAGATCGTCGAACGCCAGGAGAGGAACGGTGCAGAAGAAGTCGAGTACCTTGCCGTGCTTGTGGTCTTCAAAGCCCTTCTCGATGGAGGCTTCCAGTTTCCGCATAGGCAACCATACTGCCCGTGCCGGGTAATCGTGCAACCACAGGCGATTGAAGATGAGCCACGCAGACCTTGTCTTACCCGTCCCAGTTGTCCCGTGGAGCAGGAGACTAGCCTTGGTGGACGGTGACCATCCCGATGCCGTCTGAAGGCTCTGAGGGAGCAGGGCGAGGTCTGTATCGAGGAACGCCTTGGGATAGTCTGGGTGATGGTGGATGAACTTGTAGCCCTTGCCAGCGAACATCTCCGTGTAACTGAAGGGGTGTGTGAAGTGGGAAGTCTTCCCGCTGACAGCGCAAGGCTCACAGGTGTAGAAGTTCAGCAGCTGATTCTTGTTCGTGTCCAGCACAGGGGTCACCGGCCCTTTGCATCCACGGCAGTATGGTCGTTCAGAATCCATTAGCGTGGTCGTCCTTGGTTAAGATTTTAGAAAAAGATTTACTGTTGTACCCAGACTTCTTCTCCGGGAATAGACCCTGCCAGTCGTTGGAGATAGATCGGTTAATGCACTCGATGGCTTCAGCCTCAGTCATCGCTCCTAGCATAACGAGCTGCTTCTGCTGGGCTAGGTCAGACAAAGCCTTCTTGGACGAACGTCTGTACTTCACCCACTCATCCCAAACTCTCCTAAACATAGGACTGTGAGGAAGGGGTAAGGGGTTATTATTATCTTCTGTGTTATCCTCTGTACTATATGTATGAAGTCTATTTCGTGGGGGGGGTGAAATAGGTTTCGTGGGGGGTACGAAATTGGCTGCATCCCCCTTGAGGGCTACGAGAGCCTGTTTCTCTACCGTCCGCAGGATGCGTTTACCGTCCAGGTCAAGGCGTACCACAAGGCCGGTATCGATGAGGGTCTTAATGAGGTTCTGGACTTGTCTGGGAGTCAGCGCCAAGTTCGTGGCGATCCACCCATTGGACGCATAGCATCCCTCGTTGCCATCCAAGGCATCAATCAGTCCGTAGAGGACACGGGCAGACAAAGGAATGTCCACCCGTTCCAGTACAGCCTTGGGAATCCAAGTGCCGTGTGTCATATACTTTAGACCGTATCGCCTAGGGTAAGAGTCAACGGCTTGCCGAAGTTGAAGCCTGGGAACACATCGGACTCATAGCAGTCGTTGTAGATGCGGTAGTATTCGTCCAGACGCAGTTCAGCGTGAGCAAGCCAGCCTTCGTCTAGGACAACCTTGCAAGCGTCGTGAGCAGCCGTTTCTGTTTCAACAAAGTACAGTGCCATCTCTGCCGGAGAACGGTTGAGGGCGATCTGAAGACAGCGACGATAGTGAGCGAGTTGAATGTCGTAACCCCGGTCACGGATATCCCAGAACAGGGACTTCTTCGTGAGAGCCTTGCCGTAGGTCTTGATGTCACCGATGTACAAGTCCTCGCCATCGTTGGCTAGGATATCGATACGCGCCTTCATCGGGAAACCATACTTGGGATGCTTGACGAAGATAGTAACCTCCGTGTCAATCTTACCACGCTTATGCAGCTCGGCATAGTATGGATAGTTAGCAAGAGAGTTTGCCGTTGCCTTGCCCTGCTCCATAGAGGACGGGGACAGGAGGATGCCGTCTGGGTGTTCGGTGCGCCAAGTAGCACGGGCAGTCTTGCTACCTTCACCCGTAGTCGGGAGACAGGCGAAGTTGTCTAACGTGCCACGGTCAATCAACAGTGCGTGGACGTAGTTGCCTAGGTCGGTTGCAGCTGAAGACTCAAACGTGTCGGTCTTGGCGTACAGAGGAGAGACAGCAAACTTCTTGAGGAAGGATGCGTTAACTCCGGGGTTCTTTTTGTAATCTGCGAAGGACAGATCGTGGATGATGTCGGATGGATTGCTCATAGGTGAGGAAAGGGGTGTTACTCTTGGTAGGGGGCAATGTCAACAACAACCATAGGGAGTTCTCCGTGACCCTTGCGGAGTATCAGTTCAACGATAAGCCCGTCGTCGGTCAGCCAGCCAGAGTCAACAAGGCAATCCAGTACAGACTTGGCTAAATTATCCAGGTCGGGACGGGTGGACTTTGCTACCACATCAGCCCCGGTCTTGTCGGCAGTCTTCTTGCTCTCCTTGGTGTGCGGGTAAACGAACACTATACCCACTTGGCAAGGCTCGTCAAGGGGGGTGACCTTGGCTTCCTGCGCCAGCGTCTTCATCATACTGGTAGCCTGGACACTCCACTTCTTTGCAGAGGACTTAGCCATTTTGCCTACGAACATCTGTCCTGTCTTCTTGTTCTTGAGGATACGCAGAGCTGCTTGGTGCGTGGGTGGTGGTTCGATCTGGATGTGGAACAACATAGTTTACGGTTACCTTCCTTGATTAACTAGGTCAACTGTGTATATTGACTTAATGGATACAGACCCAAAGTTTCAGCGATTGGATGGCACAGACCCGGAGGCCGGCAAGAAGTTACCCAAGCATACTGTCAAGCGTATCGAGCAACTGCTGAAGCAAGGCACAGCCCCATCTGACACAGCCAAGATGACCGCAGTCGAGCCACGGATCGTCGGAGAAATCCGTAACAACTTACAGGATACAGGACAACTCGACATCCTGGCGTTCAAGCGCAAGACCGCACACCGCCTTGCATCGTTTGTAGACAAGGCAACTGAACGACTAGAGGCAGAGGTAGATGGCATCCCTCTTGGGCAACTGATGCTTTCAGCTGCCATTGCCATCGATAAGTTGGACAAGTTGGTTGACCCGACACCCACCGTTAACATTAAAGCCGAGTTGCGTATCTCTGCGGATGACATCAATAAGTTGTTGGATACCAGGAGTTTAATCATTGATGCCGAGACAATCGACCCGCCTAAGTCGGAATAAAATCACAAAAGAGTTATTTAGGCGTTGACTGAAGGAAGGGGCTTTGCCATCACTGGCAGTCCTTCCTATGAGCAATCAACCTAATCCACATTACATCTGTGTGTTAAACATTCGGGCTATCCCTGTTCCGAACTGCCACAGTCAAATCGTATGCATTCACAAAGACCCGACTGATTTCATTGGTCGCATCAACGAGAAGGCTAGTCAGTTCCCAGAGTTCATCGCTCACGAATGGTTCGTGCGCCCGGTGCGTGTCTATCGCTACGATAGTGAGAACACTCTGCTTGCCGATCTCGACTCTGGCTATAACTACCCGCTGGCTTACACAGACGAGTTTGGTGTTGTTGTCTTTAACAAGAAGCACCCTCTCTACGCTCAATACATTCTCCCTCAAACTAAATAACATATGACTCAAGAAACCCAAACCAAGCAGAAGCCTCAGTCCATCGTAGAGATGGTTGAGTTCTTCGACCTCAACAAGCGTCCGGCTCAACGCCTCCACGACGCAGTCACCGACGATGTAGTCAAGGCTCTGACCTGGACGACCCTGCGTTCGCTGGCATTCGCCTGTCGTGACCCGAAGACCAGTGCCAAGGGTATCACCCTGTCCCAGAAGGTTATGATGTACCGCAAGTACGACAAACTCTGGGAGTCCATCGCTGAAGCCGTCAAGGTCTACGGCGCTAACATCAACAACGTGAAGTGCGAACCAGAGATTGGCGAGGACGTAGCTGCTTTCCGCACTCGCTTCCTTCAGTCCGTTCTGGGTCTGACCAAGTGAGTAACGAGGAACACCTTAATTCCTTACACGCACAAAACGAAGAACTCGAAATGGAAATCCAAATCCAATGCGAGGAGAAAGAAATCCTCCAGAAGCATATCGAATCTATGAAGAAAATCCTCAACCAGTTTGAGACGATCTGTTCGGGTCGTGCCTCTGACCCGATGGTCGCTACCATCAAGAAGTGGCGCACCCTCAAGAAGAAAATCGAAAAGGAGAACATCGTCTGATGCGATACCTTTCAGTATGCTCCGGGATTGAAGCTGCATCTGTAGCCTGGGAGTCCCTTGGTTGGACTCCAGTCGGGTTCGCAGAAATCGAGCCATTTCCTAGTGAAGTGCTGAAGACGCGCTACCCAAACGTACCCAATTATGGAAACCTCGAAAACTACAAAGACTGGCCCATCGAACCAGGAACAGTTGATGTTCTGGTCGGTGGCCCCCCCTGCCAAGCCTTCTCAGTTGCCGGTATGCGAGAAGGAATGGATGACCCACGTGGTAACTTATCCCTCATCTATTTCGGACTTGTTAAACGACTTAAGCCAAAGTGGATTGTGTACGAAAATGTCCCAGGACTCCTGTCATCGAAGTCTGGATCAGACTTTTCGGCCCTCCTCACAGCGTTGGCTGACTGCGGCTATGGGTTCTGCTACCGAGTGCTCGACGCACAGTTCTACGGCCTTCCCCAGCGGAGGCGCAGAATTTTCCTCATTGGGTGCAGTTCTGGAGACTGGCGACATTCCGCAGCGGTATTATTTGACGGCCCGGGCAGCTTCGGGGGTTCTACGACGAAGCCTACTTCGTGGAAAGGAACTCCCCCCCCTTCTTTTACAGGCGTTGATGGCTCAAGCAGGATTAACTGCCGACCAGATGGAATCTCTGGTACGGTCACCAGAAAATGGCATAAAGGAACTGGAGGCCCAGCAGGAGATGAACATTATAACCTCCTCGCAACAGGACCTGGAGATGGAGCAGGAGACAACGGAGGAGATGTCGGAGGAGTAGACCCTCGCCCTATAGTCCTAGATCGTGCGGCCTACTCGCAGGGAGTGAATGCAAAGTTCGACCCACTCATCCAGCATTCGGATTCTGTTCCTGCGCTGGTAGCCCGTGGCCCTCATGCGGTACAACCACCCATTGCCTTTAAAGTACGATGCGGTGGCGAGTACTCTGGCACAAAGGGTGGAGAGGTGAAGCCGACTGAACGAGGTGGTACTGGTATGCTCCACTATGAAGACAAGACCTTCACGGTAGCTGCCACGCAAGACCAGTTCGTTGCCACACCTCAACAGGTAGTGTACGAGAACCATCCTAACGACAGCCGTGTCACTGGCCCACATGATGTAGCACCTACTGTTGCTGCACGATTTGGTACAGGCGGTGGCAATGTGCCGTTCGTACAATCTATCCAAGGGGTTGACCTGTACAACCAAGCACTGACTGGGGATATCCACTGCCCTCTCCGTACTGCCGGTGGTCATGGTGCGCCAGCAGTGATGCAGGAATGTATCTCCTTCCAGCCTGGCAACCTTCGTAGGGATGCCGGTGCTGAACCTAATGCTGAGACTACCACCACACTGAAGGCTTCTATGGGTGACCAGATTCCACACATCGCTACACCTATGGCGGTACGTCGCTTGCTTCCTTCCGAGTGTGAAGCCTTGCAAGGGTTTCCAAAGGGATGGACTGACATTACTTGGAACGGTAAGCCCGCGCCAGATGGTCATAGGTACAAGGCCATCGGCAATAGCATGGCTACGAACTGTATGCACTGGATCGGTAGACGCATCCAAATGGTGGATGACTTGGTTACCGAGTTGAACAATAAGCAGGGGTAGGTAGGTATGTGGTATGTCGTTTATCCGCATCGAGCCACGAAAAGATTTTGATAAAGCAATTCACAAACAAAACCGTGAAGGGTACATCACATACGATTACTGGAAACTGGTTGAGGTATGTATGCGGCTACACAAAGAACCTATGGAAGATGCAATCGAATGGGTAGAGTACAACATCCTAGGATTGAACGACAGCGTAGAGACATACTTCGGGGTACACTACCCAAGGGTACGCACAAAGGTACGCAAGGTAGGCAAAGGGGTAGGCAAGGTACGCAAAGCCCGGCGGCGGTAGGTAGGCGGGTAGGTAGGCTTAAGGTATGCCTAGGTAGGTACGCATACATACGCCCACATGACGTGTGTGCGCTCGCACTGTGTGGAGCTGCCGTCCGCAACCCTGGGCCTCCAGGCTCCAGGCTCATGTCCTATGACTACGATCTGCTAGTGGACGTACTGCACAGGCACACCGGCAGACCGCGCCATGTAGTGATAGACTGGGTACAGGAGAAGGTAATACCCCTAGCTGCCAGGCCAAACCCTACCCTTAAAATAATCTATAAATGAGTTAACTCTTGGGTTGACATAGTAAACAATAGGGGTTTGTGTGTGTGTCCTTACCTATACACACATGATTACTACATTCGCAGAAATGAAACAGTTGGAACTGACTCCGGGCCAATCCCTGGCACTGGAGCAAATCCGAAACCTGGAGGCACAGGTTACCACGATCAAGAAAGAAACTTCTGCTATCTACGCAGACAAAGCTGCCCGTACTTCTACGCGCCTAAAGAAAAGTGAAAGCGAACGGGTTGCCTTCCTTAATGGGCAGTTGGAAATTGTCAGTGCAAACTTGGACGCACTGTCTAAACACTACGCAGACTCTATTAAAGACGATCTGCGTCGGCACATCATGGATAACTACACTATCCCAGTTCTCAAGTCTGCCGGTCTGCTTCATCACTTGGACCTGGATAATCGTAACAAGAATGAATCCCTACATAGTGACAGTTACTATTCTCTATCCCTTGCATCAGCACACTGCCGAGTGCGCTTCTCACTGGGCACTTATGGTGAGCTGCGTGATGTAGAGTTTAACACTGAGGAAAACCCAGAAACTGGAGGCCGGTCCTGGTACTCCATTGTACGCACATGGAGGGCTAAAGAATTAAACGCAGTATTTCTTGGACAGTACAATATCAGTGTATCTTCCATGCATATCTCACCCGGTGACGATGGACATAAGATTGCAAACCTACTGGGCAAGGTAGTTAATATTTGCGATTGTTTTAATAATGCCGTGCCTACTGCCACTGGTATTTCCTACATCACACACCGGCTATCCAGTGATGAACTGGAGCGGATTAAAACTTCATATGCTATACGCGCCACTGCCGAATAATTTCTATCCCACACACACATGAGCAAACTAGATAAACTAATGGCCCGGGCTTTGGGATTCGCTTACGACCTGGGCGAAAAGACTGGTGAGAACCATGCCAACTGGCAGGAGCAATACCTATTCGGGGGAAGGCACACTGGTAACCAGCGTAAAGCTGCATACGCAGTTCTGAACGCACTGGAAACTGGTGATGACAATGGACTGTATGACGGGTTGCCAGACTTGTCTGGTGAATGGGCAGACGGCCCTACTCCACAGTCCGTACTGTCAGACGTACTTCATGCGCTTGATGTGAAGCCTGGAACTAAACAGGCAGACTATGTAGAAGAGTTTCTAGACGATCTCTGTAATGAATGGCAACTGGGTGTGCAGTCTGGATTTGAATCCGAGCTGCACCGGCTTGCAACTGAGGCAGTAAAAGAATAATCACATGACTCTCGATCCCACACTGGAGGAAATGGAATCCTTCCTGCGCCAGAACACTGGCAGTATGATTGACTGGTCTGAGTACGTTGCAGACTATCAATTTAAAATCGCTGCACATTACTTTGCTTCACATCATTATTCTGGAGAACACTCAAACTTGTACCTGGTCATATGCCGGATTGATTATCACTCATGTAATGAAATGGAACTGGAAGACGAACCGGATGATGAAGTGCATATGATGTACGATCTTCTGGTGAAACAATATGTGAAATGAGTTTACTTTCCGCGCTGCACATCACACAGTAACTTCTCCTTAAACACACACACTATGAAAGTAACTATTATAGAAGACAGTATGG